CAAAACACTATCAGCTTACCGGTCGGCTCTCCGCTCAAATAACATGATTAAAAGTATGGTACTACCGAACGTTGCAGGACTAACATGTCTCGCGGTGACGGTCGCTCAGGTATCTATGGCGGGTTAATCACAGAGAATATCATTCAGTCAGTCGCCCGTCACGTAGTGATGGAACAACTGTTGATTGTGAACGAAACATATCCCGTGGCGCTAACAGTACATGACGAGATCGTTGCGGTAGTTGACGAATCTGAAGGACCCGCCGCCCGAGATTATATTGAGCAAGTAATGAAGACCCCGCCTCGCTGGTGGCCGGGCCTACCGGTCAATGCCGAGGTTAAATGGGGTAAAGTGTATGGAGAACTAAAATGACTGAACGAACTGTATGGCTGGTGCATTCTGACCGCCGCCGTGACTACTCTGCTGCTGAGACATACGGCGAGGTCAAAGAGATATTTTCATCTGTGAATCGTGATTTCGATCCTTCAGGTGCAATAGAACACGCTCGTCGTGCGTTGAGTAAGATGGATCATGATGACTATCTAGTCATGACGGGTGATCCTGCTCTTTGTGCGATATGCGTTACCGTAGCCGCCGAGTTCCATGGCGGGTGCAATATCATGAGGTGGGACAAAAATAAACTTAGTTACAGCACAATGAATTTATCATTTGAATAGCGCTGCGTTAAGTTTTAGGTTATAATAACGTCCTAGGCAATTTTTAACTAAGGAGAAAAGAAAATGAGTGAATGGAAAACTCAGCTCATCACGGGCAAACAAGAGTTACCTCCCCGTATCTGCATCTTTGGCGGACACGGTATCGGTAAGAGCACGATCGCTAGTCAGTTCCCGAAGCCGATCTTTATTTCAACCGAGGATGGCTTGGCGTCGTTAGACGTTGTGTCCTTCCCTCGCGCTGAGACAGTTGATGACGTAGCGCAGAATATTCGCACGTTGATCAAAGAAGAGCATGACTTTAGGACCGTCGTTTTGGATAGCGTCGATTGGCTGGTTGAGCCGCTTATCACGGGTGATGTTGAGTCCAAGCATGATGCTAAAGAGTTGGCGTATGGTAAGGGGCAAATGATGATCGCTGAGGCGTTTCGTGAGCTGCTCAGCGGATTTGATGTTCTTAGAAAGAAGCGTGACATGAACGTAGTTTTGATCGCGCATTCTAGTATCGTTAGATATGAGGACCCTCGCTCCGAACCGTACGATCGTTATCAACCTAAGTTGCCGAACCGATGCAATGCGCTTCTGCAAGAGTGGGTCGATGTGCTGGCTTTTGCCGGCTTCCGAATCATTGTCAAGAAGTCCGATGTTGGCTTCAACAACAGTGGTACGCGTGGTATCACTACTGGGGAGCGGTTGCTTCACATGATTGAGAACCCTGCATACATAGCAAAGAATCGTTACAACTGCCCAGACACTATTCCTATGGTGTTTGAAAAGTTGCTCGAGTCTATTCCCGTCAAACAGTAAGGAGAACTTAACATGGCAAGATTTGGATTTAGTACGAGTGAGTATGAGCCCGACACAGGCGTAGGTAGCTATGAGCCTATTCCACAGGGTGAGTATGAGATGATGTGTGAGGAAGCTGATGAAAAGAAAACATCGGCTGGTACTGGCGTCTACATCAAGGCGAAGTTCCGCGTTCTTGGTCCTACAAACGAAGGTCGTTTCATCTTCATGAACTTCAACATCCAGAACCCTAGCGCAAAAGCTGAGGAAATCGGGCGTCGTCAAATCTCAGGCTGGGCTTCTGCTTGCGGTCGTCCTAATGCCGCAGACACTGACGAGTTGCTCAACCTGCCTTTCAAAGCGAACGTAGAGATTGAGCCAGGAAGCGGGCAGTACGGTCCGCAGAACCGCATCAACGGCTACAAAGTGTTAGGCTCAGCCGCCCCAAAAGCGTCAGCTCCAGCAGCTGCCAAGCCTACCCCGCCTGTGGATGCATCTACTCCTGCAGCACCTACAGCCTCTAAGCCCCCTGCCCCTGCAGGCAAAAAAGCACCTTGGGATGATTGATCATGGCAACAGCTACAAAGAAACCCCCACCCCCTCCGCTTGAGGACGAAGTTGAAAAAGCTAAAGCCCTTTCAGTCCCTGTTGAAACCTTGCCTGCTGTTGAGCCTGTCGTTGAAGTAGCCTTTCACTACGAACCTCTTACCGATGATCAAACACGCCGTGTTAGGATTATCAAAGAGCACTTTGCTGGCACGATCATATATTTGAAAGTTTTGCGAGACTCTTATCATGCAGCTGAAACGCTGAGCGATTTAGATACTGCTATAGAGCACACTAGGACAGCAAGTATGTGGGCAGTTCGCGCCGTAACTGAAAGGTCGTAATGGCAGCTATACCTCGACAGAATACCGCGCTTGAGGAACTGATCTATCAAGCCTACGAAAAGCGTGAAAGCAAAGTCATACGCTTGACTAGGATTGGTGCATCAGGAATCGGTGAGGAATGCGTACGCTCTATCTGGTACGATTGGCGTGGCTTCCACAACGATACCCCATCGGGGCGTATGTTGAGGTTGTTCAAAACTGGTCACCTCCAAGAAGACCGTATTGTTCAAGACTTAAAAGACGCAGGGCTTGAAGTCTGGGATCGTGACCCTGATACGGGTGAACAATGGGTCTACACCGATGTAAGCGGGCACTTCGTGTGCAAGCCCGACGGTATAGTCCGAGGCGTTCCTAGTGCGGAAAAGACCCCCCACCTGCTCGAGATCAAAACTTCTAATGTAAATGGTTTCAAAGAGCTTGAGAAACGAGGCGTAAAAGAGGCGAAGCCTGCGCACTACTACCAGATGCATGCTGGTATGTGGCTTGCTGGGTTAAACCGCGCTCTTTACGTCGCGCTTCGCAAAGACGATGAAAAGTATTACATAGAGCGTGTTGAGCGTGACGAGAGCTGCATTGAGGATATTCAGCATAAGCTAGAGCAGTTGACGATGTCTATGTCACCCCCTCCGCGCATCGCGGAAAAAGAGGGTGATTGGCGGTGCAAGTTTTGTGACGGGCAGGATGTATGCTGGGGTAAAGCTCAGCCTCTTGTCAACTGCAGAACTTGCCAGCACGCTTCCATCAAAGATGGTAACAGTTGGTATTGTGATCAACAAAAAATCGAGTTACCTTACGGTGCTCAACTGAAAGGTTGCGATTTATGGATGACATTCTAAACACCTACATCGGTATTGATCCTGGGTTGAGCGGGGCAGTAGCGATGATAGACCATCTAGGCTATCGCGTGTGGGATATCCCCATTATCGCTAAAGGCACTGGTGTAGTCAAGAGTGAGATTAACGCTGCTGGTATGCTAGACATACTTCAAAGCGCCGACTTTCACACTACAGCTGCATTGGAGCGTGTGAACGCTATGCCTGGTCAGGGTGTGTCAAGCGTGTTCAGCCTTGGTGACTCTTTCGGTTGCTGTCGCTCTGTTCTAGCCTGCGCTCGCATACCTGTGTTGTACGTGACTCCAGCGATGTGGAAAAAGCACTATAAGCTGACCAGCGACAAAGAAGAGGCTCGCGCTTTAGCTGTCAGGATGTTTCCTAGAGCGGAACTACACCTGAAGAAGCATATTGATCGCGCCGAAGCTTTGTTGATTGCAAATTACTTGAAAGACTCTTTAGAGAAAGTAAGAAATGACAAAACCATTTTCGCCTGAGTCTAGCGCGAAAGCTCGAGAACAATCTGAGTTTCAGCGCGAGCTCTACAAAAGAAAGTTTCTAGACGATGACCACTGGGTAAACCTAGCACGTGACGCTAATATCAGCTTACCTATGTACTACGTTCGCCCCTCTGACGCTGCGGTCAAAAGCCTGCTTCGTCGATTGAGGGTGAGCTGGGATGTGTATCTAGAAGCGTTTGGCTGGGATACTACGGCTGATTTTGAGCGGTATAACCCTACCTACAGCATGCGCCCTCTGGCTGGGCTTATCCTAGAACTCTGGGACGAGCAGCTGCGAATGATTGAAGGGTGTGAAGCTGCAGCTGAAACTAGAGGCATCAGTAGGGGCGAGTCCAAAGCTCGTGAAATGAAGTACCCGAGAGGCGTGGCTAAAGTGCGCAGAGCGCCGCTGAAAGGCAAAGATGCTAGCGCATGAAGTTATCAGAACTGTACGGGCAGGCAACTCGGTTACCCGCTGGCATACCCGCCGTATGCATAAGTACGAGACTGTAGGCGAACACACGGCTAACGTGCTCACGATCGTGTTTGCGCTTTGCGGTGACAACAGCCCATCGGCTGAGCTGATAGGGGCTACGTTACTACACGATACGGCTGAGCAGTGGACGGGTGATGTACCTGCAACTGCCAAGTGGGAAATGCCTATATTGAAAGAGAACTTGGACGCTCTTGAGGAAAAGATGATGAGTCAAAACTGGCTCAAGACTCCACAGCTTACCGCTGAGGAAAAGCTGACGCTGAAGTGGGCTGATATGCTTGATCTTTGCTATACCTGTCTGGGTGAGCTAGATATGGGTAATAGAACCATCTCAGAAGTCTTTGAGCGTGGTGTTGAGTACTTGCGTGGGCTAACCCCACACCCTGCGGGTTTAAAGTTGTTAGAGGATCTTATAAAGGAGTATAAACATGCAAAGGTTTGAAGCGGGTTTGAACGGCACCCGAGCAGAGGATTTAGCTAACGGTCGTCAAGTCGGCGGTAAACACTACCACTCTAGTATCCAGCACTGGGATTACGTTATGGCGAATGACCTTGATTATTTTCAAGGACAGATCACAAAGTACGTAACTCGTTGGAAAAGGAAGAACGGGGTTGCAGATCTGGAAAAGGCTCAGCACTTCTTGCAGAAATACATCGAGATCGCCAAAGCTGACGACGGGTCAGCCCCCACAAGTGCATATGTTAATCAGGAGTAATCATGCCACATAAATTCACGATAAATTTAGAAGTTTCTGACGAACGATTTGAAGCCCCTGCGGTGTCTATAGACGGTGACGTAGACAAAGACGACTACGCAAAGCCTTTGCTAAAGGGTATTACCGAGCTGCTGGTGCTTATACGCGATATCCACGGCAAAGAGATAGTCGAGAAAGCTGTGCGTAAGTTTCAAGCGAAGTAGTTACTTCTTGAAAGGAGGCTGTGGGGAAGGCTTAGAGAAATCTGTCATTTGATTACTCAAGCCTTGCATCAACTGCTGCTGTAGCTGCTTTCTTTCGTCAACCGACTTACGCTTCATACCCAAGTTTGGATAGAAGCCGCCTACGGGTTTTTTGGCCAGCTCAGCTAGTTCCGCGTCGCTAGGTTCAGGCTGAGGGTTCTGAGCTTCCGAGGCAAGTTTGTTTCTAATCTTGTCAGCTACTGCAAGGGCACCCGTACTAGCTAGGGAAACTGCGGTAGCAGGAAGTTGGAACCCAGGAATCATAGAGACTCCGCTACCCAAAGCTGACAAGCCTGATAAAGTAGTGCCCAGCGTGTCACCCTCTTTATACCGCTCATACGCCTCAGCTGTGTTACCCCCCACGCCTGCCATACCTAGAGTTCCCTTGACGATAGGAGAGCTCATGATTTTTGTTGCAAGGTTACCCGCTTTTTTTAGATTTGAGGGTGGAGGAGGTTGAGCTGGCGCTTCAAAAACTGGAGGTTTTGAAAACCTGAAAGTTGGTTTTATCTCTCGTCCAGTTCTAGGGTCAATCCTACCTGAGGCTTGCCTAGTTCCTTCTTCAAACTGATGAGACTGTTTGTAGTTTTTTGCTCCACGATCTTTGTTTCCCTGCGTAGCGCCCCAGTTTCTAACCGCTGCAGGACTACCAGAGGGTGACGTTGCAGTGTTTGCAGCTTGAACTGCGCTTGCTATTGTTTGTGGAGCATTGGCAAGACCTTGAATAGCTCTAGCCCCCATATAGCCACCGCCTACAGTAGCGCCAGTTACAGCGCCCGTACTAGCCGCAGGAACTACCTGCTCAGGGTGAAAACCGTAAGGCGCAGCCGCTTTTTCAGCTTCTTGTTTCTTTTTAAATGCTTCAAAATCAAAATCAAAAACGCCTTTTGGCTCTTCAGCGGCTTCGTTCAAAGGTCCTGCCACCTCTACAGTAGCTTCCTCTGGCACGGAAGTGTCATTTAAAACTTCTTCACCCGTAGTTACCGATTCAGGAGGGGCTGTTGTTGACTCTGGTGAAGGCTCTATGGCTTTTTGCTCAGGCTCGCTTGACCAGTTACGTATACCTTGTAAGTACTTTATAGACTCGGTAGGTATATCGTCTTCTTTGTTGGTTTGAAAATATTTTGAGTTAGGACCCGCATTGTAAGCAATATGCGCTCGGTCTGCGTCTTTACCGTTACCGATGCTTGGGTTGTCAAACTGCTTTTTCCAGTAAGCTATACCCCCTTTGATATTTTGCTCAAGGTCATAGGGATCCACGCCCATTTCTTTAGCTGTAGAAGGTAACAGCTGCATTACACCTATGGCTTTACCAAATCGAGTTTTAGGACCCAGAGCTTTAGCATTAAATCGGCTTTCTTGATACGCAAGCGGTAGAATGAGGTTGGGGTCAACTCCTTGCAGTTTTGCCTCATCAGCGACGATCTTAGCTACTTTTAGCTGCTCGTCTGTGAGTTTATCAAAGTTGATAGCCATATGATGTTTACCTTATTTTTTCTTCTTCTTTGCTTCTTCTTCTTTTTTGCGTTTTACTTCTTCGCGTTTTTTCAATATCGCGTCAAGGTTTTCGTTAGTCAAAGCAGTCGCTGATGAAGGTACAGTTGAAGTTTGAGGAGTCAAATTTTTAGGAAGATTGTAAGTCTTCATCATCCAATTCTCATAGGTACTGAGTACCTTATTGTAGCCTGATTTTGGATCAGATCTAAGATCCTCAAGAGTTGCAGCTCTATTACCGCCTGTTCTACGGTACGCGCGAAGATCTGCAGCCACCTGAGTATCAAACTGCGCTCTGCGTCCAGTAAGCTGAGCCATTTTTATCAAGTACTCAGCGGTGTCGGACGCGGTACCTTGGATCTTGGCGATGCCCATGTTTTCACGGTCGGAAACAGAGCCTTGTTTTTCAAGAAGCGTTTTACGAAAACCAAAATGTAACCTAGCCAAGTCGCTTGTCATCTCGGCTACTTTAGTCATGTCTTTTTCTGTCGTCTTAATATTGGACAATCGCAAAAAGTTTTCCACATTTTCTTTTGTAATAGCGAATTCGCCTATTTCACCTTGATCTCTAGCAAACTGCATAAGCGCAGTACCAATTCCTGGCTTCTTTAGTAGACCGTACATTCCTACGTTGTTTTCAGCGTTTTTTATGATGCGGGAGGCGGTAAAAATCGTGTCTCTATTTGTGCCTTCGTTGTTTAAAAAGGCTGTAGTATTGTCAGCTTCCGCTTCAGAAGTCTTTTTAGCTCCAGCAGTTCTACTCTCTAAATCAATCTTTTTTGAAGTTACATCAGTTTGCCCAGTATTTGATTCCGTGTCTTTGGGGGTACCTTTTACACCGTACTTCAGGAAGTTGTAAATCGCGTCTACCCCTCCGCGGTCTTTAGCGTCTCGCGCTTTACGAAGCTGCATCAAATCATTTCTTGAGCCCATGAGAGTTTCGCCTTTAAACTCAGGGAACCTGATCTCGAG